CTTCACGTAAGCGGGCTTAAAGCTCTGGGTCGTGAAGCCTTCATTGGCCACCACACGGCCCGCGACCAATGGCGAGACAAATGGTGCAAGGCGCGGCTTGGACTGATCAATGTCAAAGTGGATTTCTTCGGACTCTTCCGTTTGGATCGAGCCAAAAAACGTGTCCAGCAAAAAGGAGGCTGGTCGCTCCAGATGCTCAACGGTGCGGTTCAGCACAAATGTTGAAAAAATATCAACCATGATTATACCTCCTGATTTTTGCGTAGAAAGATGGTGCAAGGCCCAACATTGCGGAAGCTGTTCCAGACGCTCGCCGCGTCATGGCCAGCACCGTAGGTCAGTGCATTGCTGTTAAATTCGCCTGAGTGATAGACAACGGCTTCGGCATCACCCGATGTCGTATCAATCGGCTCAGCCAGAATGGCGGCGGGCTTTTGTGATCCATCGGTCGCACTGGCGTCACTCAAGACATAAAGACCAGATGCCGTGATACGGCCCAAGACAGCACCGCGTGGATAGGCTGCACCACCTGTGATGGTTTCAATGCGTTGGACAGCAGGAAATTCACCTGCAACCAGATTATCCGGGGTATAGCCACCTTGATCGGTAAAGCCTCCGGCATGATTAGAATATGCGTTCATATCGATTTCTCCTTATCGTTAGTAAGTTGCCAGACGCTTGGCGACAGCTTCCTCGCTGTCATCCTCAGTCTCGGGTGACGGGGTGATTTCAGGGTTGGGCGTTGCTTCCATCGCTGCACTAAAGCCCGACACATCATCGCGTGTGGGCGTTTCAAGTGGCGCTTTTGATAAAACTGATACAGCGGCTTCCACTTCCATATCGGTTTCAAAGGCCAGATGCTGTGCCAGCAATGTTCGGGCATCGGCCTCATCATGAGACAGAATGCCTTGCACACGGCTACGCTCTGTGGCGACACCTTGTTTGACCGCATCTTGTTCAAGACTGGCCGTTAAATCGGGATAAGCCTCCCGCAGGCTTTGGATATCATCCATGCTTTTCTCCTGTTGGTTTGGGTTGATAGAATGCGGGGAAGGCTCTGAGACCGGATTGCCGCTGAGTTCACTGAGGAGTTTCTCAAAGGAGCCGATACGGTCGGCCAGACCTTGCTTTACAGCAGCATCCCCAATGAACACATCGCCACTGCCGTAATGGTTTTGCACATGGCTGGAGGCCACGCCGCGATACTTGGCAACGGCATCCACAAACACATCTGCCATCGCATCAATGCGCTTTTGCAAACGGGCGCGACCATCATCTGTATCAGGATCAAGCCGCTTATAAGGACTTTGTGAAGACACGACTTCCACCGCATCCTCACCCTTATTTCCGCGATAAACGCCGACCACGCCAATGGAGCCAAGAGCACTGGTTTTTGAGACCACGATCTCGTCAGCTGCGGCTGCGATCCAGTAGGCACCGGAGGCCGCATCGCCAGAGGCGTAAGCGATAATAGGCTTAACCCCGCGTGCCTCATGGATCATGTCAGCAAATTCAGCGCAGCCATTCACTTCACCGCCCGGTGAATCGATGTTCAAGACAATGGCTTTCACATCGGGGTTCTCGACCGCTTGCGTGAAATCCTTGGCCAGCAATTCATAAGAAGATGCGCCGCTCACCTGCGTAAACAGGTTGGCATAACGAAAAAGCGGCCCAACCACTGGCAGGACCGCTATTCCATCTCGCATCTCAAGGCGATAACTGTTTTGCAGCTCTCGCCCTAGCTTGGCTGCGACCGCTTCAGGCGGTGCATTTTGCCTTGCGGCGATATCCAAGATTGTTGTCAGCGCCGATGATGTAATTGCCCATGGCTCATCCGCAGCTTTATTCCATACTCTCATCTTTATCATCCTGTTTTAATGTTGCGGCCATAGCCGGGGTGCTCAGACCAAGCTCTTTCATCTTGGCTTGTTCACGCGCACGTTGTTCCAGCACTTCTTCCCAGTCCAAGCCTTGTGAGGCACATTCTTCTTCCAAGGTGGAGAGGCCATTTTCCATGCGGATGCGTGAGGCTTCAGCTTCTTTGACTGGATCAATCCAGCCGCGACCGGGGCCAATCCATTTAGAGCGTGTCCATGCAGCGCGGTTTTGATAAAAGCCGGGAGCCTCGATCAAGCCTTTGCCAATCGCTTCTTCCAGCCACAATTCATAAACCGGGCGTGCCCAGTAGGTTGCAAGCCATTGCCTGCGCCCCATGAAAAACCGCCATGCTTCCATAAGCGCGGCCCGCGCACTGGAATAGTTGGTTTTGGAAAAGTCCTTCATCAGCAATTCAAACGGAATGTTTAAGCCCGTTCCGATATGCCGCAGTACATTTTCAACAAACTGACCGTATCCGCTATTGGGACGGCTTGGCGTGAAAGGTGAGACCTTATCACCCGGGAAAACCGGGATAATGGCACCGCCTTGTAAGCGCACTTTCCACTCATTGCGGGCGGCGATGTAATCATCCACGCTGCCGCCAAACATTTCACCGATGGCCTCACTATCAAGCGGGGTTTCAATAAATGCGGCGATCATGGCATTGACCACAGCTGCTTGCAGTTCGCTACGCTCATAATGATCAAGCATTTTGAACAAAGGCATGATGCTGGTCAAAAGCGGCTTGCCTCGGCTTTGTCCACTGCGTTCCAGATCGGCGATGTGCAGCACACGGCGGCGACCAAATGGTGTTTCCACCGGGATGCGTTGCCAATCTTTTTCTGATCCTGCTGATAGCAAATAATCACCGGGATGATTTTTTCTGATCCAATAGGCTTTCGCGGCCCCATAGCTATCAATCTCAATACCGCCGCGCAGCGACTTGGAATCAGGCTTGCCATCAGGATTACTGAGGCGATCCGGCTCCACCAGCTGCAGGACTGTTGAAAACCGACGCTCTTTCAGCCAAAGCGGTAAAGCCAAGGCTTCACCATTGAGCATGGAAGAGCGGAACACCTGCGATGTTAGTCCGGCAAAAGTCAGGGACTTTGCCGCATCACATTCCGTGGTTTCGGCCCAGCTGCGCCATAAGGATTCCACATGGCGCGACCATTCATCTGCCCACGCTTTGTCCTTTCCCAATGATTTGTAGTCAGGCTGTGCTGCCAATCGCAGCCCAGTGCCGACAACATTATCCGTCAGGGTCTGAAAGGCACCAGAGGCCACGCCGTGATTGCGAACAAGGTCGCGTGAGCGTGATACCAAGGTGCCAAGTTCTGGAATTAAATCACTATCGGCAGATCCGGCAGGTGGCAGCCATGATGCCAGCTCTCTGGCAGACAGGGATGCTGCCCGATGTGCGGTATCTGGCTGACCATTGCTTTTTGTCATGTTTAAAACTCCACATAAATTGCCTTGCGACCGGAACCTCCCTGTTTGCGTCTGATTTCCAGCTTCAAATGGGCAATGTATTTTTCAAGCTTGGGCGCATCTGCTGTCTGATAAGTGACAGCGCCATACCCGCCGATATTGACCGAGACTTCCTTGCCACCTGTCATCAGCAGGTGATAGGCGTTTTCAGCTTCGCATAAGCGGCTTTGTAATGTGGTCAAATCTGTCATTACGGTTCCTTACAAATACGGATCGTCAGCCATCTGAACAGGCCGCTGTTTCAAGCGCTCGTTCAAAGCCGTTGGTTCCTTTGTTTCTGTTGGTTGGGTTTGACTCTGCGCTGCTGGCACAGGTTTTCCCAAGACTTCCTCCAGCTGCAGCCAATGACGCTCTGAGAAACGATCCAATCCATAAATACTGGCGGCGGCGCGGGCATACACCCGGCAATCAAGCGCCTCATTATTGCGGGTGGGGTCTTTCTCCCAGACAGCGCGGGGATAACCGCGATGCACCCGGATAATGCGTTTCTCAGCTGTCAGCTGTTTGAAATATTCTTCCGCGTATTGCGGAAAGTGACAGCTTCCTGCCGGATATGGCATGCCGTCTTTCAATTCAGCTTCTGAGGGCCAGTCCAGTTTCAGCCAGCGGTAAAGTTCAACCTTGGCCACCGGGCCTGAAACATTCCACACCCGAAGACCGCGCCTGCGACCGCCAACATCGGCTTTTGACACGCTCAAAATAAGCGCTGTATCCCGATCTTGGCCTTTAATCGCCACGACAGTGCGCGGCTGACTGGCTCTGGCACCACCAGCGCCCCAAACAGCTTGGGGATGGCCTTTGGCCCATGCATAGACATCCTGCGTGGCATAACCAGAATCCACCGCCATCACGCGGATGGGCATGGTATGTCCGGTTTCATGTGGCCAGTCTCGGCGCAAAACATCTTCGAGCTTTTGCCACACATCACGGCGGGCGGTATCACCATCCAGCACAATGTAATCGACAGACCAGCTTTGTTTATCGCGGCCCCAAGCCACCACCTCACATTCAAGGCGATCTTTTTGCACATCCACGCCAGCGGTTAGAAACAACCCCGTCTTGGGCACAACACCTTGCGCGTAAGTTTCCCGCCGCGCATATAGTCGCTCCCAGTCTGGTGCTTCATGTTCTTCTTCAAATGGCTCACCCAGCACTGTGTTGACGAAACTTTTCATCAACTCCGGATGTTCCTTGGCTTGCTCAAACATCGCCGCTGCATCAGACCAGCTAAACCAGCCGACCGGGCTGTAAAGCGAAGACAGATGATAACCAACCGTCTGTCCATCGCCTTTGGCGGTTGCCATCCATTGACCTTTGGCAAGCATCTCTGTTTTGTGATGCTCTGCGATCAGTTCCTCGCAAGATTCACATTCATACATGACATCTGAAGGCTTGCCTTCGGCCCAGCGGAGCTGTGAAAACCTTAATGGCTGCTCATGCCCACAATGAGGGCAAGGAACGTGAAAATAACGTTGGTCTGAATTGTCAAATTCCCGGGCAATGCGCGATAATCCTTTCAATGTTGGTGTGCTCACAAGAAAAACCTTACGTCGCCCCTGAAATGTGGCGCTTCGGCGCTCTGCCAGTAAAATCGGATCGCCTTC